AAGCATCTGCAGAGAATGAGATCTCAGGTCTCTTTGAAAAACAAGATTCTTATCAAGAACTACCATTCAGTGTAAGTAATCTACCAGAATTTACATCATTCGCAGTGAAAATTATTATGGAGTCTGATAATCCAGCATACGTACCTAAGGTACAAGACCTAAGAGCAGTAGCGAGTTTCTAATGTATCAAGTTGAAGGCGAAGATGGTCTGTATAGAGACCCAACAACGAATGCTATTATCAATAAAGATAAGAAAGCGTTTGAGCAAATAAGAGCGTCTAGAGTTAGACAGCAGTTACAGGATAACGAACTTCAAAGTTTAAAAACTGAAATAACTGAGCTAAGATTGCTTTTACGTGCTATAATAAATAAGTCAGACAATTCATGAATTATTATGTCCTGCACAGATACAGCAAAACTAAAAGGCGAATTTGAAGCGCAACTCAAAGACGCTGATGCTAAAATCACAAAAGTGAAAGAAGAACTAGTACGACTCAATGAGTATCGTACAAAACTAGTAGGTGGTCTAGAAACTCTAGGTCTACTAGAAGAACAAAACAAAGATCACGAACATCCTCCAGAAGGGGAAGCACCAAGTAGCGTTGAGTGATTGAACATTCCCCTCGCTAAATAGTGAGGGGTTTTATTTTAGGCTGATGGCGGCAATACCAATTAATTTGATTTGTGAGAAGGGGACAGATTTCTCTGCAACGTTCAATATCCAGAACGAAGCGAACACTACTCCTTTGAATCTTACTGGATATACCGCTGTTGCAAAGTTGAAGAGAAGTTACTCATCATCTACTGCAACCGACTTTGTTGTCGATTACCCAGATAGATATAATGGTGCTTTATCAATATCTTTAGCAAATGCAACAACAGCAGCATTAGAAGCCCGAAGATATGTTTATGATATTCTTTTGACTGCTCCATCTGGAACCAAGTCAAGAGTTATTGAAGGTATAATAGAGATAACCCCAGGAGTATCCTGATGCCTACGTATAACGTTAGTGTACAGAATTCTAATTACAATGTAATTACTCCAGCGCAGAAAAAATATGCGGTGGGGGTTACTTATGATATACCTGCAAAGTATCTTCAGAATAATAATATTGTTCTGGATGACTTTACAAGTCAGTTTAACAATTCTCAAACTGTTTTTAATTTAACAAGTAATAACGAGGCATATGTTCCAACTGACTCAAGTCAAATCATTGTTTCTGTAAACGGTGCAGTCCAACACCCAGGTGTTGACTATGCTGTAACCAATAGTCAAATCGCTTTTACTACTCCTCCTTCCGTAGGAGATAAGGTTTTTATTGTTGCCTTAGCAACAACTGCAGACCTAACAAGAACAATTAACTTTGTTCATAGTAGTGGATCTTTCGATATGGGTGCTGGTACCAAAGGTGAATTAACCATAGATGTTACAGGACAAATTGATACATGGACTATCGTTGGTGATGTAGCTGGATTTCTCAGAGTAGATATTGAGAAATGTAGTTTTACTGATTATCCAACTGGATTTTCTTCCATTTGTGGTACAGACTTTCCTACTATTGCTGGAGGAAACCTAAAGGGAACTAACGATAATCTCACTCAGTGGGACAAAACTTTGGTTGCAGGAGATATCCTCAGATTCAAAGTACAAGGCGTGACGAGCATCAGAAGATTTATGCTTGGTCTGAAAGTCTTGTTATGATAAATAATTTACGGTTGAAACATTTATAAATAAACGTAAGCAAGCACAACACAAACATTGGAGTTAAGTTAAATGGCACTGCTAGTACCTAATATTGGCGAACTTGAGTCGCTTCGTTATCTAATTAATAACAACAATCACGTTCTTGATCGTGAGGATAATGCCCCTCGTGACCTGATTCTTAAGCTGTATAGCAGCGACACAACACCAGCTGAAGGCGATGTACCTTCAACTACTGCATACTATGAACCATACGCTAATGGTAATACTAACACATATGGTACTGCAGGATCTACTGGTTACCCTACAGCAACCAATAACAGAACTGAAGCTCGCTACGACTACACAAATGCTTATGGTATTCTCCTAAACGGTGCTCGCTGGAAAATTAACCAAGACTCTTCTGCTAACGTTGTAACTACTGCTACATATCCTGAGCAAACATTTACCTTCACTAGTGCCGCTGGTAATATCTATGGTTACTACATTGTAAGAGCAAACAACATGCCTGTTGCAATACATGGTGTTGTTGATGCTGCTTCTGGTGCTGCTGCTGCTTCTCTTAACAAGGGTTCTAACTCTGATCCATGTATCGGTGTTATCGGACAAGACTACATCACCTTGCCTAACACTGCAGCTATTATGGACAATGTTACTCTTGGTCAAGTAGTTGGTGGTAACAGTGCTGTTCCAGCAGGTACAAAAGTTGGTGGTATTGATCGTTCAACTCGTAGAATCTATCTCTGCGATTCAAGTAACGTTGCTGTTCTTCTTACTGATAACATTCAGGCAGCGACTGACCCTTCAATCACTCTAGATTATACAGTAGTTACTACAACTGCAGCACATGACTTGCAAGCAGGAGATGTAATTTACATCGCTCGTGGTACTTCTAATACTACATCTACAGAAAATACATACACTATCTTTAGTACTCCTTCAAGTACTACATTTGAGACTACACCTTCTCTTGATGGAACTGGTAACCTAACTCTTTACAGCAGCATCATGTTCGCTGAAAGATTTACAAATGGTCCATACCCAATTCAAAACAACGGTGACCAAATTAAAGTTACTCTAAACATCAGTCTCGACTGATATTTGACTTTTCTTTATATCATAAATTCAGTGGGGGACTTGTTTATAGTCCCCCTATTTTTTTGATACTGTATGGCGAACTACGTATATGCTGATACGAATACAGATCTAGACCTAACGTTTGAGACAGAAAACTTAGGTCAAATTTCTGCGTCTGGAACTACAGCAGATTACGGAACTCTTACAGCAACACCAACAAATTTACTAGCAAATACTCCTCTCTTAGCAGAAAGTGATACTGATGGAGATAGAGGAGAGATTGTAAATCAAAGTATTTCACCTATGGGCGCTGTTGCGTCTATGACTTCTACAACGAACGAAGCGTTTGCTAGAACGAGTTATCTTGGTTCTGGTAATATCGCAGCGTCTGGTATCGCTGGGCAGTCACTCAAACGTATCTGGATTGGTTCAGGAACCATATTCGAGATGGAAGGCGGTATGGAACGCAGTTCCGCGTTCTGGTTGGGTTCAGGTGGAGCTACATTTGATGGTGCGGCGGTAGAAACATTTAACGCATCTTATAATACCGATTCTGATCTACTATTATCAGATGATGATTATGGAACTATAGAACCCTTACATGAGGGTTATTTACAAAACCAAAAAGCACTTCTGGGTCAAGCTCTTTATTTTCCGACTCCAGATGGCGGCAGCATTACAGAACCTTTCAGCGAGGGAGAGGAAGATTACGGTTCCATAGTATTTGGACAGAGACGCAGAACTGTTCATGATATACAAACAGTAGAAGCAGCTAGAGGTAAGTTTACATTAGGTGAGCGTAAAGAAACTGGTTTACGTTACCAAACAAGAACTACTGCTACAGGAATCCCTGATATGCCTATCAATAGGTATGAATGGGTTGGATCTGGATTTAAGATTGGATTCCGTGGTGAAGTATCTGAAAGATTTAAACCTACATTTGGACAAACAGGTTCTGGACTCTTTGCTGTAACAGGTACAGTTGCTGAATCAACTGGTTTTGAAGCTGAAGGTAGTTCAGCGGTACCGCCGAATACTGAGTTCGAGACCAACGATAGATTTCTTCCATATGGAGTTCCTCTTCTTGGAAAATATTGGGGTGGTCAAGTCGATGGGACACCGCCGACGTTATATCGAATATTTGAATTTGATAATGCTGGAGAAAGACAAACTGATTCTTGGTTAGGTTCTGGTTCTCTATTCTCACTCGGTGGTGCAGTCGAAACTGCAACATTCCATCAGAGTCAAGATTCTGTTAATCTCTTCAGTACTGAGGATTATGATCTTATTACAGCATCTGCACCAAATCCAGATGTAGACTATGGTACGACAACAGAAGGTATACCACAAGGTGCTGTTGATCATGGACATATTGGATTTAGTGAAGATGTCTTTGGTGGTACTGGTGGTCCTAGAGTATTTCACGTCAGAGATCTTTGGACACAGGAAGAGATTGACGAAAAACTTAATATCAACCCACAGTATGTTACTCCAGAAACAGGATTAGTTCCTCAAGTTGGTGTTGAGAAGACGCAGGAAGAATCAGAAGACGTACAATATAAACCAATATTCGGACAGTTTGGTACAGGACTCTTCTCTGTAACAGGTGGAGTAAACGAAGCATATAGTAATAAATCACAAGGTACAACAAGGAACTTCCCAGGAGCATTCAGGTATAATCCTAATCTAGAAGAAGGAAGAATTCACTATGGAACTATTAGATTCAGACCTCTTGGATTCTTTGGTGATAATTATATTCTCAGAAAAACTGATGCTTGGTTAGGTTCTG